CCAGCGCCAACAGTGCCTACGACGCCGCTCGCCAAATTAAAATCGGCAAAAATGGTCGACCCAGAACCGTGAAAAAGCTGAATAAAGTTGCTGGTGCCAGCTTTTGCATAAACTGACAGAGTCAGCGCCGAGCCAGAGCCGCCGCCGGACTGACTGATATTCCGTGCGGAAGTTCCCGCGCTTGCGGTAAGCGTGTCGGCGGTGTTAGTTGTGTCAGGCGCGACCGCAGTGTTCGCCGTTGCGGTAAGCCCGGTTTTTGCCCACGCAGCGTTGTCGAACTCCTGCGTGAAGGTAAACAGGTTCACCGACTGCGGGGTGTTCTGAATAAGACCATTGCTACCAACGAACGTCGCCGAACTGGTGCGCGTGAAGTCGATTAGCTGGTCAAAGGTGCGACTGACGAGAGGCATTGGTCAACTCCAGACGTAATAGCTGGTAATCCCCGATTGGGGCTGGGATGGGTCGGGGGTGTACGTTTGATACGTCGCGTTGCCGTAGGTAAAGTCGGCCCCGTAAGTTTCGTCGGTAAAATCCAACTCCAGCAGCGCTGCGTCAGGTGAAGAAGGCGCGCCGATAAAGTTCAGGTCGAGCGTATCGCCCGGCTGTAGCGTGTTGGGGTCTGTGTAACCTACAAAATCAAGGATAAGCGTAGGGCCGCCATTGTCGCGGTTACGTCCGCCGCCGCGCCCAGAGAGCAGCGTTGCGTACGAAATAAGGCCTGCGCCTACGCCTACGCGTCTTTTGTACATGTTATTCCCTGTTCACCGGCTTTGCGTAAACAGTGCCGCCAGACGCAATCTGAGTAGCGCTGACGCGCCAAGTAGCGCCGGTGCCCTGCGGCACATAAAACAAGATCGGGGTAGCGGCTGGCACAGGCGTGTCGGCGGTGGTGGCGGTCACGTTTTCGCCTACGCGGACGTACGCGTCGGTCGAACTCCAGACAAGTACGCCTTGCGGCCCTGCGGGCCAGCCAGTCGTCGAGCCTGCGGTGCCGGTGTACGCAACAGCCTGCGCCGAAAAATTGGGGTCAGCCAAGGGGCGGAGCAGTTCCATGGTTCGTTCCTTACGCCAAAAATTTCAGTTTGTATAGGGTGGCATAGTAGAGGCCGAAAATCTCGTCGATGATGTTCTGGAGCGGGGTACACTCCTTGTCGACGACTTTGTACCTCATTTCCATCAGGTCATCGACTTGGTCCTCTAGGAACGCGACGACGTTGTTGGTCTTTTTGGCCGACATCAGTGTGATGGGGCCAATCAGGCCGTATTTACCCTGATAGGCTTCGGCCAGCTTGTCCGCGAGGGGAATGACGCCATCATAGAACTCGTTGAGCGCGCTGTGCTTGGCGAAACTGCGCGTGTTCAGGTGCGCGCTGTGCGCGACATCGCGGGCCAAAAACAACATTCCGATAAAATCGGCGCAACTCATTACATCATCCCTTCAGGCGGCTGTTCTGGGGCCATTTCAGGCATTTCCGGTGGCATACCGCCCATTTGTGGCGGCATACCGCCCATCTGCGGCGGCGGCATACCGCCCATTTCAGGCTCTTCCGGCATCTCGCGCAGCCCTTCGACGTCGCCGATGATATCGCCAGTGTCCATCGCCGACGCGAGGGTGTGCATGACGATTTCCTGCACCTGCTCTGGCGTCATGCCGGCCTGCATGGCGGCGATGCGCTTGGTTTCGGCGTTGTAGGCGTCGATTTCGGCACGATAGCGGTCGGTGGCCACCTTCTGCTGTTCGGCGCTGTCTTGGATGCTCTCCATGATCTGCGTGACGCGGTTCAGTTCCTGCGTCATCGCTTCGATCTGCTGCTGCGCCGCAGCCATTTCGGGTGACTGATCGCCGTCGGCCAAGACCTTCGGGTCGAGAATTTTCTTGAACCGAGCGGCCATTTCCTGCGCACCGGGCCAGTCCATGTTCTTGATGAACAGGTCGCCGGCAACGGTCCAGAGTTGCGGGTTGCCCTGCAAAATCTGGCTCATGGCGTCGAGGGCTTCCTGACGCTTGGTCATGTAGCCGGGGCCGGTCGTGACCATGACGTCGTAAAGGCCGACGCTGGGGTTGTAGATTTTTTCGATGGTCGCGCCAGTGATCGGGTCTTTGATTTCCTTGACCGGCTCCTGCTGCATCGGGTTCATCTTGACCATGTCGACTTCGCCGTCGACGCCAATGATGCGTGCAATGCGCTGCGTGTCGTAAATTTTCGGTATCAAATCAACGATTTGGCGCGTGATGTGCCGCACGGCGCGGGCCAGATTGTCGACATAGTGGTAGGTGCCGACGTCGCCCTGCTTCTCGCGTGCGGTGATAGCCTTGGCCGACCGTTCGTTGCCCTGCATACCCAGCGAGGCGTCGTACTGGCCAGTCGTGCCCTTAATGTCGTCAGCAGCCCCCATTTTGGCTTGAATGAGGCCAGTTTGAGGCAACGGCGGCGGCGCACGCTGGGGAAGGGGTAGCGTGTTTCCAGCGCCGTCCGTGACGTCGGGATTGACCTCCAGATACGGCCAGTTGGTCGTATTGGCGGTTTTCCACTGCTGCTCGTAGCCTTCGAACTGGCCGCCGTAGCCAATGAAGGGTGCCTTGGGGGCCAGCGCCAGCATTTCTGCCTCTTGGCTGGTCCAATAGTTGTACATGCGCTGCGCGTCCTTGGCGTTGCGCACAAGGCCGGAGATGTGCAGCCGACCGTCGACTTCCCACTCGTTGCCGATCACGCGGACGACAGGTATCCACTTGCCCGGCCATTCGCGCTCCTCAAGCACGTCAAAGCCGTTGGTTTTCATCCACATGACCTTCTTGCGGTCGACCTGACGGGTGCGGATGGGGGCACCAAGCTGCGCCATGAGCGCCCTGTCCTTGGGCGTCTTGGAGAACGCTGTCTGGCCGTCCATGTACAGGTGGAGCGTGGCCTTCTCATACTCGCAATAGAAGTATTCCGCGATGCGGATGGTGTCCTCTTGGAGCCACGACGAAAGCCCCTGATCGCCGACGCCCTGATTGTACAGCGTCGAGATGGGCGTCGCGTCAGGGAACATGCGCTCATATTCCGTCTTGAGGATGTCCTCGGTGACGAAACACCACTGCGCGTCAGCGCCGCATGGGTCTTGGATGGTCGGGTCCATGTAGACGCTGAACGAGTTGCGGACGCGCCCGATGCGGATGTCCTGATCGAACGTCTCGTCGTTGCAATACTCGGTCAGCAGCCGGATATAGCCTTCGCCGTATGTGACCTGATTGTCGCAGGCCGTGTCGTACGCCACGTCAGCGTCCGACATATACTCGATGTGGCGCACGACGCCGTTCATAACTTCAGCGACCTGCACGTCGGCGTTGTCGTCGGCAGGGATGACCTTGCCGCTGGGCCGGTTCTGGCGCTGCTCGTTCGTGACCTGCCGGACGTGCTGCGGTAGCTTGTTGATCGTCAGGCACGGACGGGCGTTGATCGTCTGGCCCTGCACGGAGCCGCGCGTCGCCAGCACGTCGGCTGGCCACTGCCACTGGTTGTCCGGCGAGCCGGCCATGAAGCGCAGATCGTCGAGTTCGTCCTCACGGCTGTCCGAATAGGCCGATTGCGCCATTTCGAGGCGATGGCGCATGATGGCCATTTTGTTGTCGTCGCCGCCCGCCGATTTGGTCGGGTTGGAGCCGATGTTGGCGACCTTGCCTGCTGCGTTGATGCCTGTGGGGTCGGCCATACCTGTTACTTCTTACCCTTTTTGGCGGCTTCGCGCTTGACGCTGTACGCGATAGCGACGGCCTGCTTCACAGGCTTGCCTGCGTCGACTTCTGCGCGGATATTCTTGCGCATGGCCGATTTCGACGATGACTTGACCAGCGGCATGTTACTTCCTCTTGGCCGGCGTCTCACGCATACGCGTGACGACGCTTACGACGTCCTTGCCGCCTGCCGACGCGACCGGGCGTCGCATGGGCGGCGTGGCGTTAGCCGGGGTTGTGGCCTTGGGGGCGGGCAATTTGAGGCGGGATGGTGACTTGGGGGTAGGTATGCGGGCCATGTTTTTGCCTTTCGCTTGTGCGGTCAAGAACCCATCCAGCTTGTAGCTACACCTGCCGACGAGTAACCGCGTGGCCTATTTTTGTCAATCGCACTGCTGCGGCCCTCGCGGGACGCGACCGGGAACGCGAACGTCAGCGCGATAGCGTCGGCGGCGTCTGGCGACGCCAGCCCTCGCGCCTTCATGTCCTTCTTGCTTTCGAGGAAGATCGCGCCCTTGCTGTCCGGCTTGGTGCGCGGCCCAATCAGGTCCGTCTTGAGGTAGCGGTCGGTCGGTATAGACCCGGTGCGCAGCCAGTCGCGCATAGCGCCCCACATCTCGGCGCGCTTGTTGCCGAACATCATCTGCTTCTGCGCCTTGTTGCCGAAGTTGACGCCGCGCACCTTGTAGCGCTGCTCCTTCAGCCGGTCGACGACGCCTGCGCCTAGCCCACCCTCGTCGACGCAGACCAGCGCTGGGCTGTACTCTTCGATGGCGTCGATGACGTAGCCCGCAACTTCCATGGTGTCCGCGCCACGGTGGCGCTTGAGCGCGATGATGTCGCGGCCCTGCCGCACGGCGATGACGGTCGCGTCGCTGCCGAAGCGCGCCGGGTCGACGCCGATGACGATGGGCGCGCTTTCGTCCTTCTGCTTCGGTCGGGCCATGGCGTCATCGACCAGATTGACCGGCACGAACTGATCGTCGCCTTCCGACGGGAACTGGCCGTACACTTCGACGTTGGCTTGGTAGCTGTCCGGCCCATATTCGTCGATGATGGCCTGATAGACGTTCTTGTCGGTGCCCTCGACCTGCCGCGCGTCGATGTTGCGCGTGCGCCAGAACGCCCGTTTGGAGTTGAACGCCTCGTAAAAATAGCCGGTGTTGCGACGCGGGTTGGAGAAGGCGAAATGGAAGCGATTTGGCGTGTTTTCGGTGAAAAAACCCGCTGCGACCGACCAGATGCTGTCTGGAATACCGCTGGCTTCGTCGAATATGAGCATGACGCCGTCGTAGTTGTGGACCCCGGCGTACGCGTCTGGGTTCTCTTCCGACCACAGGCGGCCTTCGACGGCCCAATAGCGCGTGCCTTTCTTGAGGTCGCGCTCGACAATCTCCGTCAGCCACTTGGCCGGCATGATGCGCGTCGCGGCAATCTCAAACCAATGGCTGTTCAGCGACATGGCCAGCCATTTGGTAATTTCGGCCCATGTGACCGACCGCAACTGCGCCTCGGAGTTGGCCGACACGATGGTTGTTGAGCCGATGCGCGTTGAGAGCATCCAGTGCGTCAGCCAACTGACCAGCGCGGACTTGCCGATACCGCGTCCTGACGCCACGGCCTCGCGCAGCGTGTCGAAGTCGACCTTGCCGTTGTTCGCGCGGATGTGGTCGCGGATGGATATTAGGACGTCGCGCTGCCATTTGCGCGGGCCTGTGAAATGCTCCAGCGGCGTGCCCTTCTCGCCCCATGGGAACACGAGCAGCACGAACGCCAGCGGGTCATCCTTGATGGCCGGCGTCCATAGCCGGGCCATCAACTCCATTTCTTCGTTTGCGGAATAGATCGGCGACTGCATCAAATTTACCTATTGCTGAAATGCAAGCTGAAGCATAGTATCGCGCTTGGATAGGGTGCGGGTATCCCCCAAACCGAGGCCGGAACCACCTTTGGGCGGTTCCGGCCTTTTTCGTTAGAACATGCCGCCGCTGCCGCCACCGCTGCCGTACGGGTTCAGCCCGCTAAAGTCGCCTATGCCGCCGACGCTGCCCCCCGCAGCGCCGACGGTGCCGCCGTAGGCGGTGGAGCGCCTACGACCGACAGACTGGAACATGCCGCCGCCGCCGTAACCGCCGTAGCCGCGCCGCGCCATGAAGTTGAGGAAAGACTGGTTGCCCTGCGGTCGGCTGTACGACTGGCCGAAGAACGGACGCGGTTCGCGCGACATGGTCGCCGACATCGGTGCGTTGATCGCCGAGAACGGCTGGATGAAGGACTGCGTCTGGCTGTACGGCTGGAACGGCATCATCGACGGCATGGGCGTCAGGCTGGGCGTGCCTTGCGAGACGCCGCCGGCAGAGCCGCTGGCCGGACTGAAGGACTGCGACGCGTCGGGCATCGGGTCAAATTGCATAGTGGCAGGGCCGCCGGTCGGCGACTGGTAGGGCAGAAAACCTCTATTCATCATGTTCAGCATCGACCGTCTCCGTTGCAGGTGCCGTCTCGCCCTCTATCGCATAAACAGGTGCGTAGATACCCTCCAGCACGCGTGACTGCGCCCGCTCCAGCGCGCCAGTGATGCTGATCTGCTGATCGACGTTGACGTCGATCTGCTGCTTGGCCACCCAGCCGTGCTGGTGCTTGAGGATGTCGAGCGCCGCCTTGCCGTCGCCCATCTCAGCCAACTTGTGCAGGGTTCGCGCCGCCATCCACTCGCCGTCGGCGCGGCCCTTCAGTTCGGCCATTTCGACAAGCGGGTCAAACTCATGCAATCGGCGATACTGCGCCGGGGTCAGTCCGGCGCGATACGCGAGCGCGTCGCCCTTGAGGCCGTATTTCGCGGCCTCATAGATTGCCTCTAGACGCGCCTCGGTGGCTTCGACGCGCTCTGGCGTGAACGGCATGGAGTAGAAGGTCATGACCGCACAATAGTGTGTTGCGTGCATTTTGCAAAAAATAAAAAATTGTTCGTAAAAAATTTTGATGCGAGGTGTTGGTTTGCAAAAAATTGTTCGTGACACCTACCGTCACAGTAACGCGCCTCGCCGGCCCTGCCACCCCCACCTCCAATCCCGGCGTCGACGAAGCGCCGTCGCGCTGTCAGATTTGGCGTTGGCCTTTCGCCCGCCCGCCCGCGCTATGCTGCGC